AAGAAAGCGTTCCCACACACCCCCATTTTTATCAACAACTACCAATAAACTCTATATACACAGCTGAGTGATTTGTTTTGTTTTAGTGTTGTTAACCCATTTTACCAAAACTCATAGGTCCCGCCTTCATTAGACTCTTCATGATGACCTGTCTCCTTGGCGACACCGCTCTCATTATCACTCTCACTGCTCAAGCCAAATATTTGTTCTACTGTCAATTCTTCCTGTTCTGTCTGGAAAGAAGAGGCTTTAATGTCGCACAGTTCTTTTTTATTCTTGCCTAGAAGAGTTATGCAAAGCTCAAATAAGCTTAAATTGTCCACCTGATAATCAACATTTTTCCCAGCTATTGCCTTATAGATTTTAGGGCAGGTGGTGTAATGACTGTTTGCAGCAGAAACTGATATTTGAGCAAATTGTTTGTTGTCTGACTTATAGGTAGTGTAAGAGTCAGATCTAGACACAACATCCCTTACTCTAGTCACTTCTTTAAAGAGCATGTTATAATATGTTAAGATCCTACTCTGAGAGGTGGAAATTCTCTCAGCATTGGTCTGATTGATGTTTAAATCTACTATCATTATGTCTAAGGTCAGTACAAGATGGTCAACCTCCTGTTTAATCTCAACTTTTGCCTGTTCACTTATAATGAAGGAACGGTCTGTCATCATACTTAGTATTCCTGTGCTGCTAAAGCAAAGTTCACTTCTTGTTCTTGATTCGTTATCAAACATGTAAGTGGCAGCAAGAATAATTGCAGAAATATCCTTGTCAGTAAGACAGTAATTGCTTATGTCTTGCTTGGCAAGGTAGCACAATTCTATAATGTCACCAAGCAGACAACCATCAGTTAGGAAAGGAGACATGCATCTAGGTAGCACTAAAGAGCACATATTGTTTATGAAGTTCCTCATAGAAGTCTGTCCTGCATTAAATCCAATGCTTGCATCTTGGTTAATGGACCAGACAAGATTACCAGTGTTAGGTTTCTGCTCTAACTGTACTGACAGGTTATGTAGGCCGCTTTCATCCAGCATACGCTGCACTTCTGGCCAGGCATGTTCAGGAATTCTCTGGTAATTTAATTTGTCAGTTAATTCCTTGCATATTTTCTGGTTTTCAGCAAACAATTCTAAAGTGCTGCCCTCTATCGTTTCTTCCACAAATTTAATTTGCAACCTTAATAGCTCTTTGGACTCACTTTTGTATCCTGTTTGCAGATACTGATTTAGGATGGCACTTTTACTGCAGGCTTCCAATACGGAGTCTCTTAATGTATGACAAAAAAAACAATGAAGGAGAGAAACTGAGCTGATATACATCTGATTCTGCAACTTAATCTTCGATAGAACAATTTTGCTGTCTTGAAAGAAGCTACTAGGTAGCTTTGATTCTTCCTTGTGGATGATCTGATCAACTATTTTATAAATATTCAATATTTGCTCATGAAAGGTAACAGTCTCTACATTCTCGTCATATATTATGGTCAGTGATCCTCCTTTCCAAAGTAGTCTAGGTTCAGATTGTACTTGTCGTACCACTTCCTTTCTTACCGACAGTATACCTTTCTTTATTTTGACTATTTTGCAAACCCTCCTTCCTTGTACAGGATGTAGCATTAAGTAACGAGGGTTTGCCTCATCGACCTTCAATGTCATTATACGACCTTCAGTCAATTTTCGACTGATTGTGGTTGAGTCTGCTAAGAGCGAAAGGAAGGTGCTATGCTGATCCAATGAGACAATATCTGACCTAAGATGACCTAGCCACTCTAAAACTCTTTTCTCCACCTGATGTAACAAGCTTACACTTTCACAACTGAGTGTTAAATGTAACAATCCAGAGACAAAAATCCCTGATGCTTCACCGTTAGAACTGCTGAAAGTAAACTTCCCACTCTTTTGACCTTCTCCCCACTTCTTGAAGGTTTCAGTTACTCCCAAGTAAGGCTTCCTTACTATCAACTGATTAGGAAAGGCAACAAACTCAATTAGGTCTCTAAGTCCTTCACGTTCTCGTTCGTTTCGAATACTAGGCAGTTCGCTGGAAAGGATGTTGAGGATTACTTTCTCGTTGAACTCTTCCAACACAGCTTTGTCATATTTAAACAAGCCGCAATTATGTTCAAGTTGGTGTATTGATGGCTTCCAATTGAGAAAGGAGATGAGAAGGCTAGTCTTCTCATTATCGTTAATAGGCAAACTGGCAATGCAGGATATACATTGCAGAACTTTCCAATACCTGATGCTGTAAGTGCTGGTTTCTATCTCTTGATCTGCCAAAATAAGATAGGAGCCTTCTTTAACACCATAGCTTACTAGTTCAGAAACTGTTGGTTCATTAGTTAAACTGGATGACTTGATCATGTAGAAGCTTGTGAGCTTTGCTCTTGATTGTTGAACCATTCTACACAGCATGGTCAGATTCTTAGCATATTGATCTGCTTTATCAATATCTGCTATTTGATTCAAATTGGTTAATTCTGTGCTTTCTTTTACAATTCTGGTTATCAGCTGTGTTAACGTGGGGTAAAATAGCATGATTTTAAATCGGTCCTGCAATAATTTGCTCATCTCTATTTTAACAGGCTTTACTTCAGTAATGGAGGATTCACACATCATGTAGCCAATAACAATTGCAGGATTGTTTTCAATTCTGACTGAGTCAGTGGATGAGAATAAGCTACTTTTAACTATCACCACTTTGTTGGAGTCAAGTTCAGATTTGAATCTAGAGCTTTCTAGAACCTTGAGTTTATGTCTATTGCTATCAGAGAACTGTAAGGACAAATTCTCAAACTCTTTACACATTATTTGTGTGTTGGTTGGGTTGATAACTAACTCTGGCACCTTGTTGCCATGTCTAACTACTTCTACTGCTTTCAGGTTAGGGTCAAAGAGACTTTGTGGGGAATCTTGATTCATCACACCTATTGTCAAGTTGCTGCTAAGCAAAACATCCAGCCAGTGTGTGTATTTTGTCACTATTTTCCCCTCAAGCTTCCTCCCTGAGCTATCTCTGTAGTTACTACTGTGCTTAGTGTTCCATCTGTCTTTGAGATCATAAAAAACATTATCCTTAAAAAAATAAGACTTTAAGAAAATTGTATATATGGGAACTGATAGTTCTTTAATACCTCCTGCCAGGCCATGTATTACGTTCCTAGAGGTCAGTGTTTGCTTCAACCTTGAAATTTCTGACTCAAAACTTTCTGTAGCACAGTTTAGTGTAATAAGTCTTTTAGCCACAATTGAAGAAAACTCTTCATCAAAGCTTGGCTGGGGCACTAACTCTTCCACTGTCATTTTAGATAGACCCAATCTTTCAAGTTCCCTTCTTAGTTTTTCAGGCACTAATTGTATCATTGGGTCTTCAACAACTGTGTTTTCATCACGATTCAAGCTAGCCTTGACTGACTTTTCAGTCCCTTCACTACTAAAGGTCCTGTAGTACGAAGAGACAACTGCAATCAGGATACATCTAATCCTGTGTATAAGCAGTATAGGGTCATTCTTACTTTGTGATAAATACTCGCAACTGTTTACTAGATTGCTACGAGTTAGTTTTTGAATAATTGGGAGTGAGTCAAAGTTATCTATGTTTTTCCTACAAAACTCCTCAATGTTTTTACATCTGACTGCTTCCATTGAGCATCTTAAAGTCTTGAGATATTCTTGTTCAGTACTATTCAAGTCCCTATCAACCTTAAATGAAAAACTGGATCCAGATGACAATGATGATCCACTTGTCAAACTTGAATCCGAATTGGATTCTATCTCAACTGCTTCTGATTCATCTATATCCTCATGACTACCACCAGAAGGCGGTCTAGCCTCCTCTATAGTAGCAGGGAATTCTGTCTCATGTTTAGTCAAATCTCGGAGTGCGTTGCATATAGTTTCTGAATCTTCTAGAGCTATGGATGAAGAAATTAGGTTGCTAAATCTTGGAATAAACAGTCTCCCGAAGCTGGAAACAGTGCCGTTGACAATAAGGCCGTAATTTCTAGCAAAGTATTCTGTGTGATTCATAAACATTTGCTGTCTTAGTAGTGTAAAAGTTAAGTTTGTCAGCAAGGGAACACTATTGTACAGAGCCTGTTGAGATGAAACATGACATGCCTGTGTCATACTCTGTGGAGATGTAACAGAACTATTTATAAGTCCTGTCAATATGAATTTGATAACAGCAGGCGTAATTCTGTGAGACAGCATAAATTCACTATAGAATTCAACAAAAGTGTCCCCACAAAGCGTCTTAGCAGAGTCTTTCATCTGACATACTCGTCCTACAGCAGCAATGAGGTTCTTGATCTTGCAGGCTGATGGCCAAAATGTTTCTTCATAACATTCAAAGGTCTCCTTATCCACAATTCCAGAAAATGTAATCACTTTGGCATAGTCATCAGAGCTTCCAGCATGCTCTATTGAAACAGAAAGTTTTGGAAATTTCTTCTGACTGTAAGTTTCAATAAAGGCTGCAAGGGCATCTGCCATTATCGATGTTAATATAGAAGATGTTGCATGATGTATACCCTGCCCCATATGGTTATAGCTTGTTAGTGCGGACTTCCCTTTACAGAGGTAAGTAGAGACTATAAATCTTATAATAGGCTGTTCATCCCATATTGAAACTTGCTCCAAGAGAAGATCTCTGAGCTCCAGCTCTGTCATCTCATCTATGTTTTTTTTACCGGCTAAGTTGTAGCGTAGGGCATTCAAAATCTTTTTGATGGATGCAGTTGGTATTTCAACCTGTCTGTACAAGTTCTTTAAAAAGGTTAACTTGTAGTATGAGCTCCAATCTTGAAAGTCTTTAAGAAGTTGTTGCATCATGGCGCTAAATATGGAGCAGCAATGAATTGGTCCCCACTTAGTATTGTCACCTGATATGCATAATACTCGAAAGTACTGCAACAGTTCAGAGCTCTCAGATATTGATAAACCATGATGCTTACGCATTAGACCAATTTTGTTAAGTCCCGCGGTTAAGATTGTTTCTTTAAGATGTGGGTTTGTCAATCCATCATCGTTGGTGGTTGAAAGCAATGTTCGACTAAACATTTCTGAAGCGGCATGGATCAATTTAGTATTTACTTCCTGAACTAAAAGGTCTCTATGTCCTCCTAGCTGTGCCTTTGGGGCTAGGACAGCAAAGAATCTGTGGTCGGAATTGAGAATGGATGAAAATGCAAGTTGCTGTAAAATAGCCATTCCAGTGTCACCAACCAACTTTATAATTTCATAAATTACCTTGCTTCTGACACTTCGAGGTAATCTTTCACCAGTTGTTCTACCTGTCAGCTTTTTACACACCTCAAAGTTGCTATTGGCTATTAAATGGCAAGTCCAGACAAAATCAGACCCTGTAGATTCAATACTTAGTTTGGCAAGGATTGACTTCAATCTTTCAACAATTTGTCCTTGGTCCCTTGCAACTTCATCTTGAGTTATTTGATTTAGTGCACAACTTATGGGTTGTGAGTTTGATGTGAAAATGGCACAGGCATACCTACATAGTCTATCAAGTCTTTTGGAATCAATCTGGGCTGTAAATTCAGCATCATAGACTTTTGAAAACTTATCCTTATCTACTTTGCCAATGGCATTTAACCAGACCTCTGAAATTGATGTTTCTAAAATGTTTTTCAACATTTCTTGGTTAACATCAAGTTTATAATTATCATCCAGATGTTTGCTCATTAGAGTCTCCAATGACTTATAATGAAGACACCAAGGACAGCATAAACAGATGTAAAGTATGCAATTCACAATCCTCATCAAGTCTAAGTTGTGCTTTTTCACAAACTGAGATTCCAGGTATCTTAATTGTATCTCCTCACGAGTGAAGCATAAGGAAGGGAAATTTTGTTTCAACTCCATTAGGTCATTGTATGAGTCCAGCACTTCTTCCAAATCACAAATTGAGTGAGACACAGCCTCCATTCCATCTAGCAAGATTTCCTTTCCACACTTACATTCCAATGTCAAAAGAGTCCACATGTCCTTTGGGTGTGAAGGATTAATAAGGTGTGTATCTGTTATAGGCTCCATAAGTATGAGCTTCCTCAAGCTGTCAATAAACCAGTTGCAACTGGCAACAATGTTTTCTCCAAATTTCTTCTCGGCAGCAGCAGTTAGTTTTTGTCTACCAGCTGAATTAACGTCATACCTTAATCCTTTCACATACTTCTTTAGGCTTCTTTTCACCATCTGGCCTAACGATTTAAGCCAACAGTAAATGTAATTACCATCCTGAGTTATTAGTGCAACTTCTATAGGCTTCTTAATTATTTCTTTCCAATTAAAGAATGACAATTTGGAAGGCTCAGTCACACCTTTAATAATGTCTTGCTTCTGCTTCTCTGTTAGAGCATCGACAGTTTCTAGAAGCACACTTAAGTCTTCAGCTCTGTTAGAATCTGGATTTAGGCTCAGTCCTAATCTTTGCATTTTACCTCTGACCATCTTTACTAGCTTCTTATTTTCCTGTCCCATTAATATTCTTAAACAGTCCTTTAACATTAAAGTAGTCCGAGGACTTGCAACTATACTTGTTGTTTCTGTAACTTCCGAAACTGTTATGAAATTGTTAGGGTGTCTTCGTGTCTTTTCAATTGACTCATTAGGGAACTTCTGTCTACAGGTCTCCACAAAACATTGGACTAGTTCGAAACAGCCCATAGTGTGGCTGGGATTCTTTCTTATCACCTCAACTGCGTCCTTTAGCACAGAAGATTTGTTCGGCTTGTAAACATTATGGGTCCATTTATCAGAAATGGCTTGGGAGAAGTCAGTTTTGTCAAATCGTTCAATGACAAAATCATCACTTATAGAGAAAGGCTTCTTCTGCATGGACACCCTGCCAAAATAAGATCTAAACTTGCTATCACTGCTACTACTTGACTGAAGAGACTTATTAGACACACTGGAAATGTCAGACAATGCATCGTCGTCACAAGCGTAGCCACTGTTTACTGCCGATCTTTTGACATTTGGAAGACCTAAAAGTAGCCGCAATTGACGACTTCCTTTACCTTCTTCTTTAATTTTCCTACACGCATCGGCAACATCTATCTCCCAAGTCATGTGTCTCTCTGCTGTCTCTTCTAGGACTTTTATTGTGCCTTCGTCAAAGTTATCCATTTCTTTATTGTAAATGTGCACATTATAGATATCAAATATTAGTTGACGGTCACTATTTACTGTGTGACCAAAGACTGATAGGCTTGGCATTGTTATATTAGGACATAGATCAGCCTTTTTCCATTCTTCGCAATTACCACTAGGGTCAAAAACACAGGCAAATGTGATCACTTGCAAATAAAGCCTTGCTGTACAAAGCTCTATCCTTCTACATGAAGAGGAAAACTTTTTCCCCAACTCAGCAGGTGATGACAACATACTCAGACCATTAAGCATACCAAACCTCATCATTTGCAACTGTTTATTGAACGGTTGAGAATTTAACAAGATTGAGTCACCAAGTAGAACTGAATAAGTGACTGAAAGGCCTGCAAATACAGTATTAAAGTGGTTAGAGCTTCCTACTGTTAAGAAATTACCATTGGTTTTACAGAGCTTCATCAACTTATCCTTTGCTTGAATAAAGTGGCCTCGATGAGCATTCTTTAGCATACTCAGCATAAATTCACATTGGCGCCCTAACTCCTTCTGAATTGCTTCAACTGAAACCATTTCATTAAGATTTTGAACACATCTGTAATGCTGTAAGCACTGTATAAAGATTATAATAATAATGTAGTAATAGCTTGCACCTAAGACTGCGGTCCTTCTGTTCATGTAAAATACAGATGTCAATGGTGTCATACAAGAATCATATATAACACACCTCATATTCTCTTTTTTATTTGAAGGAACTTTGACTGCTAAGTTGCAATCAGTGTGTCTTATCTTCATCAGTTTGATACCTGACCTGGTGAACTCTGTACAGCACTGCAAGAAGGTTTCGCAAATTTTCCCATAGTACACTAGTTTTTGGTACCACTTAAATTTCAACAGCAGTTCACTCAGTCTTTTAATGAGAATTATGCAGTCCCAATAAGGTGTATCAAAAGTCCTCATGATGCATTCAACCATCGTTTCTTCAAAAATAATACATTCAAGGCTAAAAACAGGACTTTTATCCAGTTGAAGATCTGTCACTTTCTTTTCAAGGTACCATTGTAGTTCTTGCCAATCTGGTATGACTACTTTGTCATTGTTTAACCTAAACGATTGTCTTTCTTTCAGTGTTTTCATGAATCTTTCCATTATTGTCACATCATCCGTTTCGGCTTTTAAGTCAAGCATTATGCTCTTGACCCATTCAGGATTAAGTCTACATTTTGAGGCCTGCTGTGTATTGATTGATGAAATAACATTGTCTATGGATTCTTTACATGATGATGAGTATGTCTTTAACTTGTCATGACTCAAGGCTGTTTTCAATCTTTCAAGCCTCTCTTTCTGTTCGGTGCTTAAATCAGATATTTTCGTACCATTGGACTCTATTGTACTGATAGTTCCTAACAGCTTTGTTCTTGATCCAATAATTAAGCCACTAGGGAGTTTGATGGCACTGATTTGAGAACATTCCATACATAGTCGGATGAGCTGTTCTACTGCCCTTTTTACTTTCCTCTCCTTTTCGGTTTTCCCTGGCAGTGTCTGTCGAACCAATTTGTCTAATGCAGTCAAGTTGAAATTCTCTTCATTGCTATTTATCTGATCTTTATGGCGGGCATTATTGTAAGAATCACTACGCTTTTGAAAGAAACTCCTTGCTTCAACGGACAGCGGTTCAATATGGCAGCATCCTTTGTGTGTACTGAAGGGTAATGCTTCACAAAGTTTAATACTGACATCTGCCTGAGAATGATATGCCTTCACCGTTTTCGTCAATTCCTTTTTGCAGTTAGAACATCTGGTTTGAGAGATGTCCTCAAGCAACCAACTGTTCACCATTTTGTGTGCAGTTACTGACTTAATATTGACTTCATGTTTAAACTTAGTCTTTTCAAACTCTTGAAGCAATATGTGTGAATTGCTTAGTACATGATCGACAACTTCTTTAGCTGAGTTACGTTCAACCACTACTCCTTCAACTAATGATATTTCTATTATTTCCTCGAATCTGTCAGGCAAAGCAACTTCAGTTGGCCTCTTAAGAACATGTTGTTTGTGCTTAATCCAACAATCTTTTAACTCTTTGATAGTTACAGGTGTTTTAACTACTGAGCCTGACTTTAGCATTGACCTAATCTTCTGAGTGCTAATAGATCCTACCACTATGTCTGTGACCTCACTAGGAGAATTCATCTGCAACTGATTAAATAAATAACTGATTGAACTCTTTAGCAATTTAACCTTATCTTCTTTTATCCACCAGTCATTTGATGGGCACTCACTTGAGTCGGCACAAGCTATAAGTGTAGCCTTTATACCTAAGTACTTCAAAAGTCTGATAATCTCGCTCCATTTTTTAACATCAGAGGTGACCTTGCCTTCTACATCAGTTTGATATCCTACCTCTAGTATCAATAACTCTGGAACAGATACAATTTCAATTTCACTTAACTCTACTCCAGTTGAACAAACGGTTAATCCAGACTTGCGGTTGGCATCTACCTGACGCTTTTCAAAGGTCTCTTTAAACCATGACACATTTGACACTTCCTTGAAGGATTGAGAAGGAAGAGGAAACCTCTTTTTCCCCACTGGGACAACTTCAGCGCTATCTTCCTCACTAGACGGGTTTAGTGTTAACTGTTGAGTTTCAGCCTGCGGAGTCAACGTATCAGTTTTGAGTGATAATTTTTGAGTGACAATAAAGTCTGGTACAACATCTCGAAACTCAGGATGCAAGTGTGTTCTTTCCAAAAACTGAAGGAACTTAGAAGGATGGAGAGTTTGTATAATCATACTCAGTGTGGGTTTCAAATCTTCCGGTATGTATGTCATGCTATAGTTATCTGCCATTAGGCCTTCATATGCAAGGCCTTTTAGTCTTAATGCTGATTTCCATGCTGATGCATGATTATCTGAGTTCCTAATATCTTCAAATAGAGATTCACACTCTGCTTTGCAGCTCGTTGGCAAAGCCTGAAACAATTTATGGAAATTCATTTCAAGTCTATCACAGATGAGCGCCACTGGTTCTTTCATGTCACTATTTATAAGGCTTCTTAATCTCACCATTTCACAACGTAGTTGCTCAACATCTTCTGAGTTAAACCCAAGCTGGTCTTTTGTGAGATACAAGTTATTGCAGTATGCCAGAACATTGTTAACTGTTGCACCAGAGTATGCTTTGCCTTGCAGTGAAACAAACTTCATCATTAGTTTCTTTTGGAAAAATCTTTTAATGATATTCATCTCTAATGTAGTTGCTTTCATTTGCTTTACCTTTTTCCCAGACACTGTTTTGAACAGCACAGAAGTATCTGTATCTAAGAAGGTTTCAACAGATCTTGGGATACTGTCTTCAGTGATGACAGTATCACACTTCCTTAAATCAACTAGTGCGTCAATCAATCTCTTGATTTCTTGCAACTCATCAAGACGGAAGAAGTCTTGATCTATTGAGACCACTCTTAAATCTTGTAGTATTCGACTGTAATCATCAGAGTTAACTGTGTCAAGATTTAGGTTTTTAAGCACAAGAAGGCCAGTTGGAGGCATTTCTCTTAGGCTTTCAACCACATTTTGAACATAACTTCCAAAGCAGTCTGAGCAGAGCTCTGAGATCAGCTTGTTGAGTTTTTCGTAAAGAGCTTTGTTGTTAAAGGTTGACAAGGTCTGTATTGCTTGCCTGTTAAGAAACCTGCTTGGTGCCACTGCACTTGAGATGAATTTCTTTTTAACTTTAAAATCAGTCTTGTACAGAAATGTACTGAGCAGTATACTTGTCACACAAAGACTTAGGTCATATATGAACTTTGGATGCATAAGGTCGTAAAATTGACTAGCACAGCTGCCTGGTAAGGCTATTCTTAATAGCTCCGGGACATTTAAGAACTGCAACAGACAAGTGTCCAATACAACAACCAGGTTAGAATACTCTGTTTGGATATTTTTATCAGAGGTCAAGAGCACATTAGCCAACCTAGATAGACTAAGAGTTGTTTTGCTGTTCTCTTGTGTTTTCTGTTTTAGTAGCAGGATACCTGACTCAATTTCGATACACACTTCACAGTTAAAGAGTCTAAAAAGCAATCTGCCCACTCTGACAGAAATCCCACTGTTGTCTTCCACAGCACGTTTAGCAAGAGCTAAAAGCTTATCTGAAGATGACCTACTAAGAAGTAAGTCCCTGTGCTTTCTTGCTTCAATGGACGGCTGTACAGGTTTCCGTTCGCCTTCATCAGATGCCTCCAGAAAGATGTCTTCAAACTGCTCATCTTGCTCCACTACTGCAGTGTGTATACTGAGGATCTCACCTCCTGACTTCCTCAACACATCTTGATCAACTAGCTTCATTAACTGTAGTGGTTCAATGTGTCCTTGACATAGCTTGAGATTCAGTGCTGTTGATACAAGTCCAGGTCCATACTTTGTGGCAGTGACTACATTTTCTGAAACGTCAGCTTCCCATAAAATGATGGTTATGTTAAGTGCTTTACTCAAGATTTCTGCCTCAACTGAGCCACCCCAGTAATAATTCCTCAGCATATCTGCTCTGTAGTCTGAGGAATTTGCATAATTTAATTTAGCTTGGACACACTGTCCCCAGTTGGCAGCAGCAAACGATGCAATGGTGTTCTTGATGGACCTCCATTCTGACAGGCTTTCAAAAAGAAGAAAGCTGACTGAGTAAAAGAAACAGTTGCCATCTCCTGGCACTTTTTCACTAGTAAAGTAATCATTGAGATTAAATCTCTGTTCTGAGTTGTAAACACCCTCAATGTTAGGTTGCCAATTAATATCATCTAAATGGAAACTACTCATTGTTGAAGACGAGATCGAATTAAGGTTAAAGGGGTGTTGGGATGTATGTCTTTGAG